ACGGAAGACACCCCCTTTGATGGGGATGCGCTTGACGCCGGTTACGCCGCCGCCTGTGAGGGCTTTGGCTGTCTCGGACAACTCGTTGTTGCGTGCGAATGCGGGGACGTTGGATGCGTTAAAGAGCGTTACGTTACTCATGGTGCGTTACTTTCAGAATGAAGTTGGTTTTGCAATGGCACGGGTCAGGGCCATGAAGCCCTTTTGCAAGTCGGTTGTGCCGATGGCGAGCCAGCGCTTGTCTGTCTCCTCCATTTGACCGATCTTGTCCACAATTTCGCCCACATGAGCAGCGAGTTCTTTTACGCCGTTCATGCAAGCGATCTCATGTTCGTTAAGTTCGCGGTATCCTTTGATCTCTCGGTGTTGGTTTTCCATGGCCGTCTCACTTTGCTTTGGTTACACGAATGTCGAACTCGGTGATCGAGTTCAGTCCTGGCGGCAATAAGCCAGGGTTCTCTTCCAGAAAGGTTGCCATGTTGGATTGCGCGATGCGCTTCTCAAGCAGGTCCACGACTTGGTGCTCGATGACAAAGGTCTTGAAGCTGTCCCAGTCCTGCGTGTTGTAGCGCGTCTTGGTCACCAGGGAAACCGTCCCGGAATCGGTGTTGACCGTCTTCAGGCCTTGCGCCTTCATGCGGTCCTTGATGGCCATACGCACTTCCGTGCGCTGTTCCTCAAGCTTGGCGATCTGTGCGTCAAACTGCTCGATCTTTGCTTTGATCTTGCTGTGGATTCGCACAAGGTCATTGAGGGTTATTTCCTCATCATCTGTTGTGTCTGTCATTGCTTTCTCCGTAATTTTGTTTGTCAAGGGTTAGACAGTGTAGCGGGCTTTTTGGCTTTTGCAAGACTCCTTTCAAGAATTTATTTCTGTGGTGAACATGTCCGTCAGAAGTGAGTTGTCACTTACCTTGGACTCCAATGCGCGGAACATCTTCTTCTCAATCGGCGAGCCTTGGATGTGGATGACTGTTACCTTATCACTGTCTTGACCTTTGCGGTCGGCTCGTGCTATGCACTGCACGTACTGCTCAACGCTCATCAGCGGGCCATAGAACACCACCGTGTCGGCAGCAGTCAGTGTGATCCCGTGCGCTGTGGCCTGGGGCTGCATCACCAGCACGCGAGGGGTGGGCGTGGTCTGGAAGCGATGAATGATGTCAGCGCGTTTTGTAGCGGTCACGCCACCATGGATCACCTCTGCGGCCAAGCCTTGCTTGAGCAGGTGGTTGTGGATTGAGTCGATGGTGGAGCGGAACATGGCAAAGATTAAAACCTTGCGCGAAGTCTCTTCCAGTATTTCTTCAAGCACGCCCAGGCGTGGCGAAGCATCGAACTCCACGACTTCTTTGTCGTCGGTGTAAGCAGCTCCGCAGGAAATCTGCAAGAGCTTGGACACACCTGCTGCCGCATTGACCGCTGTGATCGTTTCTCCAGCCGCTTGCACAAGCATTCTTTCTTTGAGAAGGTCGTAGTATTTCTTCTGCTGTGGCGTGAGGGGGACTTCGCGTGTCATGGTCAGCACAGGCGGGAGGTCCAGGCATTGCTCCTTGGTAAAACGAATCGCAGGTTGTAGGGCTTGGTGCACCATCTCAGCGGCGTTAGATTTGGCAGCCCACTTGAACATTGTGATCTTGTTCATTACTTGGTCACGCCATGCCGTGAAGAACTTGGGCACACCATCAGGGTTGACCAGCTTGGCCAGCCCATACGCATCAGCAGGCGACTGCGATGCAGGCGTTCCCGTCATCATCCACAGGTGGGTGTTGGGCTGCATGATTGACTTGAGTGTCTTCCACCGCTTGGTGGTCATGGTCTTGTATGCGTTGGCTTCGTCCACGATGATGAGATCAAAGCGCCCATCGTTCACGATCTCTTGCGCGATCAGGTTCAGCCCGTCATAGTTGCAGATCACGAACTCATAGTCTTGCTGGATCATCTCGATGCGGCGACTAGATTGCGCGTGGTGCGCGACGATGGCAGAGCGATGGATGATGCTGTTGTTCAAGTCGTTGAGCCACGCCGAGTGCATGATGGACAGTGGGCACAAGATCAAACAGCGGCGCACATCTCCGCGCTGCATCAGGTAGTCAGCCGCCCACAATGCTGAGAGCGTCTTGCCAGTACCCGGCTCGGAAAAGACAAAGGACTTCTTGTTCAGTGTGAGGAACGCAGCAGTCTCCACTTGATGCGCCATTGGCTTGTAGCGCCCAGGCCAGTTGTAGCGGCGTGTGATGGGTGAGGGTACGTCCTTCACGCCCAGGTTCTTCAGCACCCGGCACTCGTCCAGGCCCCAGTAGACGGCCACATCGTAGCCGCCATCCATGCGCTCCATGATCTTGTGCTTAGGAATGATGCGGTACTTGTGGGGGTTGCGCGTGCGAAAGACGAGGGCTTTGTCCTCTAGTATCTCCATTGCTTTCTCCTCGGTGTTTTTATTTGTTGTCGCCCTGGTTCGCAGACTTTGCTCGCAGTCTTAGATTCCCTGGCGTTGACTTGCCGCCCTTGCGTAGGGGCTTGATGTGGTCGATGTCTTTGCCTGTGCGGTCGATGCCCTTCTTGTCGTAGGCACGCCGCGCACGCTGGCGCTCATGTTGATCGGACCCTGGACCGGACTTGCCGGTCTTCAGGTCTTGCTGGTATTCCTTTTTGTAGTCACGTTTGGTTGCCATTTTTAGCCTCGCTTTGTGTTGTGTTCGCATGTCTTCACCGCGCACCAGCCGCATAGTGGCGTGGGCTTGGGGTTCCACACTCCGCTGTCATGTGCCTGTTCGATGCGGGCGACACGCTCCCGGTAGTCCCACCAGTACTCGTCGGCTTCGCCGACCATCATGCTGGCTTTGACCATATCATTCTTGACCACAAACAGCAACGCCGATGTGACGCGCCGGATGTGGGGGAAATGTTTGAACACCATCATGGACATGAGCTTCAACTGTTCCCGGTCCGGGTACTTGTTGTTGCCTGTCNNGATGAGCAAGTCAGCAATGCCCCGGACCCACACATCCTTGTCCAAGAAACCACACGGGCGCAGATCGGCAGTGACGCCCATCTTGTACTCGCATAGCTTCCTGCCAGGTTTTTTTATCAAGGCGTCGAGCGTGTCTTTGATGAACTCGAACTGCGGGGGCAGCGGCTTGTTGTCACGGATGTAGAACTCCGCCGCCTCGTGCAGCTCCTTGCCGTACAACGTCGCTTGGGTGTCCTCGAACTTGTAGTTCTTGAGCACCTTCACTTCGTGGTAGCGGCGTGGGCAGCCTTCGTAATCTTTCAGGGAGCTGTGGCTCCAGGTCACTTGCTTAGTCATTCAAAACCTCGCGGTGTTGATGGCTCGTGCCAAGCGGCGGGAGAACTCTTCGACAAAGTCTTCGCGCTCATTCAGCTCGTGCTCCTTCATGCTGTGCAGGATGGCATGCACCAGCTCGTGCCAAAAGGTTTCGTGCAAGGCGGACAGCTTGAACGGTATGCCGTGNNCCTCCACGCTGTACCACTTCTCGCCCACCTTAACTTTCTTGGGTAGTGTTAATTGCTTCATCTTTCTCCTTAGTTTTTGGCTAACCCATATCTACGGTGTGCACCACCGTCAGCGGCCAGGGGAATACCTGGCATGTACCTCGGCTCCACGGTCATCTGCGCCAAGACCCAAGTCTTAGCGTCAGACACTTCCTCATCGGGCACCACGCACAACAGTTCGTCATGCACCGTGCCCACCACAGGATAGCGTTTCGCAACCCGCAGCATTCCGTCAGTCATCACAATCCTGGCAGTGCCCTGCACCACGTTGTTCGTGATCTTACCTGCATACAGCTTGGTTGGCTTCTCGCCTTCTTCCCCGTACACCCAGTTGGTCTGCCCAGTCTCTTTGTCTTTTTCTCGACGTAGATTCGGGTACCGAACCGACATGCCGTTAGGCAATACGATCTCCTCCTTTTTGAAGGTGATACATTTATACACGAACTCTTTGCCGCCGTAAAGGGCTGTCTCCAACAAGCCCCCGCACATGTCCCAGAAGCTTACCACCGGGTGGGCGGTGGAGCGGTAGATGTCGATGATTTTCTTGGCCGCCACGCAGTGAGTCAGTAGCTCCGCCTCTGTGCAGGTGTGAGGGATGTCTGCCATTTTTTTGGCGTTCTCCTCCCAGTCAAGGAATTTTTCGACGTACTCCTTATCGACGCCGAGCTTCTTGGCAAAGGCTTTGTCGTAGCGTACTGGCGGAGCACCAAGGAATCCCACCAGAAGTTGCGCCGCGAATGACGCCCAGCCGAGGCCGTAGCCACAACCCAGGAGTGCACTTTTCGCAGACTGCCGAAGGTCTGGATGCGATTCTTTAGTAAGTCCGGGTATGTTAAACATCTGCGCACCGAACGCTGCGTAAGGGTCACCACCTGCCCTGAAGATGTGAAGCATCTCTTCGTAATCCGAAAGCCACGCAAGTACTCGCGGTTCAATTTGCGAGAGATCGCCGACGACCAGCTGAGACCCTTCGGGAGCCATAATTGCTTTGCGTAGGAAGCTGCCTCGCTTGAGGTTTTGCATGTTGATGGCGCTGCCCTTCGCTGCGGACCATCGCCCCGACTTAGCGCCATAATAGCTAAGCGGAACCGGAAGCTTGCCACGTTGCGAAATGTCAAGGAATCGTTGGGCGCGTGTTCGTTCAGTGGTCGATTTAACCCGAAGACGTGCCTCACAAAGAAGGGCAACGTCTTCACGCTCACCGTTGAGAAGCGCTTGAAATAGCGCGTCATTTTTAGCGAGCGCCAGCGTCGGTTTCCCTGTCGTCTTACTGATTTTTGTGGGGGCAGGAACCCCAAGCGCTTCAAGTAAGGCAGCAAACTTTGGATTCGACGCGAGTTCAGCCTCCTCCACGCCAAGCTTTTTGAGTAACCCTTCACGCTTTTCTCCTTCTTCAGTCAGCGCTTCGATCAGCATCTTCTTGTCCAACTCCAGGGTGGGGTTGGTGTACATCTTCAGCGTCATGTCGATGAGCCGAAGCTCTGACTTGGGGTAGTTGAAGCCGCCCATCTTGTAGAAAATCTGTTCGCACAACCAAGTGTCGTGCACACAGTATTCGGCCAGAGACTTCTCCACGTCAGGCGGCAGCTCGTCCAAAATATTTTCTGAGGGGTTCAGCCCATCCCCCTTGGCAGGCAGCCCGAAATCCGCAGCAAGTTTTGCCAGCGAGTTTCCTACTTCGACACCGCGCAGCGCTCGCCCCATGGATAGCGTATCCATAATAAACGCAGGGCGGGCGTTGTACAGCCAGGACATGATTGACACATCGAACTGTGCGTTTTGCGCAAGCACGGCGGTTTTACCCCAGTCAATGTGCTTGAAAAAAGCAGGCAGGTCTTTGCGCGTCACCCATACGGGGGCTTCGTCGCTGCCAAGCCATTTCCAAGACAGCCCCCATGCTTTGAAGCGCGGGTCGCGAATGTACTCTTCATTGGTCTGGCAAGAAAACCCCAGCTTGACATGCGCTGCACGCCCCCAAGCCGATTCAAAATCCAGAACAACTGATTGCTCGAAGGGTTTGCTCATTCCAAACCCCCATACATCGCCCAGTTTTTGGCTTTCTCCGCCATGAATACCGCCTCGGCTCGGGTCATGCGTGATGAGCGCACAATTAAATCCCCGTCAGCGTCGTATCCAAGCACTAAAACATCTTGAAGGTTATCTTTGCGGCAAAACTCCAGCGCGGACAGTAGTGCTTGTTCGGGGTTGAAGTTAACGCTTGCCGGTAGCGCAATTACATTTTGGTTGTTCACGCGATTTCTCCTTTTATCTTTGTGGCTAGCACTTTAATGTACTCCCGCGCTTGCGCGACAGGCACCTCGGCGTGATAAAAAATCAACGCAGCTTCTATCAACTTGGGGCTCTGTGGGATCGTGTCAAATACTTCCCATAGGTACTCTCTTTTGGCGCTCATTTTGTTACCTCTTTCTTTATTGCATCTGTAAGCAGTTGCTCCATGCGCGTTATCTGTCGCATGTACGCTTGCGATTGTTTACTATCACTTAAACCGCTTGCGACAAGCGCAGCTGCCTGAATCCAACGCAAATCGCTCAACATCTTTTTTATTGTTGACAAGTCATCGACGCTCATTCTTCTCTCGCTTTCAGCATGGCGTCGGCCAACGCATACGCTTTGCAGGCAATGTCATCCGAGTTGTCATAAACCCATTGCTCTTGAAACCCTTGCATCGCCTTAGCCGCAAAGTAGTCGCGCAGAGTCATGCCTTGTTGGGGCTCACCCCATCCATTGAACCCCTCGTTTGGAAACGCTGGTCCACCTGTGTCTTTCTTCATTTGCTTTCTCCTTCTAAAACCATCTCAAGCATGTCGCTGGACATGCACTTGCCATCGAACGGGCGATACAACGTACCCGTTTTCACATCGGCCCAGTACTCACCGACATCTTCGTAACGCTCCAGCACCGGGTAGTACATGGCGATAGACACCAGCTTCATCGGGCGCACAAAGGTTTCCACTGGGGACTTGACTGTTTTCCACACACGTCCTGCCTTCTTGTCGAGCTTGTCAAAGCCCCTGGTCAGACACATGTGCTGCCCATACACCACAACGAAGGGTGTGCCTGCGACTACGCGCAGCAAGGGCGGTTCCGGTTCGCTCACCGGAGGTGGCGTCAGGTTGAACTCTACATTCATTTGCTTTCTCCTATTTTTTTCTGCACTGCGTTGGCAACGTCTGCAACTGTACCAACCTGGTACATCCAACCATCGTCACCACGGGTATAAAACTCCCCACCTGCGCCCATCCGCATACGCTCATTGGTATCGGACTTGTATGAACGAACCGCTAAGAATCCTGGGTCCGCGCAGGTCTCAACAACCCAGCCTATGCTTTGCGCTTGTTTTATTACTTCTTCTCTATTCATTTGCTTTCTCCTTCTGTGTTTAATTGAACTGTTCTTTGGGCGGCGCATCGGCCATGTTCAGGAACCCATAGAACTCATTGGCTGCGATCAGCAGCTGCGCTGCCTCCATGTCGTCGCAGTTCACGCTGGTGAGACTGGCCATATCTTCATGCGCTCTGCCCACTACGATCACCGCTTGCATGGTTGACTTGGCTCCGTAGCACATCGCCAGCATGCAGATCGTCTGCCTGAAATGTGTGCGCTCATGCGGTGTGAGTGCGTCAATCAGTGCAGCCATCTCTTCCTGGCCCATCTCCCGCGCAACTAAAACTTCTTTCATTACCTCATCCATTGCAATAACTCCTTCAGGTCTTGCAGGTTGTTCTCGTTCACCACGTAGGCGAACCCTTTGGCTTGGCGTATCTTCTCAAGTTCAAGGTCTTGCAATGCCGTGGTCTTACCCTTGCCTGCCTTGCACTCGATTCCCAGGAAGCGTCCGTTGTAGCAGCCGATGATGTCGGGTATGCCCGCTCGCCCCATGCCGTTTTGCACAGGTGAGAAGTGGTAGATACCCATCTCATCCAAGAGTTTCTTTACGGCAGCCTTAACCGCGCCCTCGGGAGTTCTCGCCATGATTGCCCTTTCATAAATGTTTTGTGTGTTTTCCAACGCCAGTGCGCAAGCTCTTTCCCAATCCCTACAAACTTGGCGCACTCAACTAGCGTACCAGTGAACGAACCGTTTGTGTAGAACCGCGTTGACGTTTTGTTTTTTTGCTGTTCGCTGCGCGTGGCCCAACGACAGTTGCTCGGCTTGTAGTCGCCGTCTACCTTGATTCGATCAAGGCTGTGATTAGCAGAAGGGCGTGGGCCCATGTCCGACAGAAATTTTGCGTACGAATCCCACCGTTTGCACACTTTGATACCTCTTCCTCCGTATCGAAAATACTGCCGGTCGTTTGGGTTGTTGCAACGGGCGCGCATTGTTCGCCAGATGTAGTGTTCTGGCTTTTCTTTTCCGCCCGCATAACCGCCGTGCTTGTAGCGGGCAGCCATCCACTTTTCACGCAATTCTGGGGACATGGTTCACTCCTGGGTTGTGGTTAAAATTTTACCATGTTTCAGGAGTTCTTTTTATCTGCCCTCAATCTCTTTCAGTTTCTGTTGGTAGTGCTGTGCCTTGCCAGCGTCGTCGCTGCCTTCCTTGCGTCCGGCACGCATACTGTACTTGATGATGTTGCCTTTGAGGAAACCAATGAACTCTTCCTTGGTCAGCACCGACTCCATCACCGACCAGGGCTGGATCGGCATGGTCTTGTAGTGGTTGCCGCTGACCTGGCGTGCGTCTGCGTTGGCCAGAGCCGCCAAGCCTGCGGTGGAGGGAGACACATTGTGCAACGTCTCGATGGTGATGGCGCCGTCCTTTATTTTGGGGCGCACGATGGTCACGACTTTCTTCTTTACCTCCTGCGCTTTCTTCCTGCTGCGGCTTTTGATCGGTACGTATTCGGGGATGATGGCGGAGTAGTGGTAGCGCATGTGCTCGCCCTCGCGCTTGAGCATCCCCTGGTTGACCATCTGTGTGAGCAGCGACCCCAGCGAGTTGGGGTTGTATTCCTTGAGTTTCTTCTTGATGTCAAAGAACTGTATGCCAGGGTTGTCACGCACCAGGTTGAAGAGGTTGCGTGAGATGTTGTTGGTGATGGGGAATGTTTTGGTTGGCACGGTGCTTTCTCCTTGTTGTGCTTTACTGTCTGCGGTGTCTTTGTCCCAGGCGTTGAGCAGCGCGGTGTTCACACTGTCTTGCTGGTTTCTGTTCAATGCGTTTTGCAATGCGGTCTTGAGGTCAGGCATGTTGTTACTCCTTGCTTCTTCCAATCTTTGTTTGCTGTATGAATCGGGTATTGACTGTCCGTAGAGCAGGCGCTCTAGTTTGTCCGGTGAGAGCGGCATCGCCCTCGTTGTGGGGTTATGGGTGCGACGATGTTTGCGCATCTGAGATTACCTTTCTTGAAACGTATTCCGCAAGCAGCCAGCGGTTACCGAGCAGGCGCACAGAGCGCACCCACTTGCGTTGATTGGCGCGGTTGATTTCGCGTGGGATGTAGTCCACGTTGTAGAGTCTGCGAGCGAGTCGCAGCATGTTGGTTTGCATTTGCTTTCTCCTGTTATGTTTGACACTTTAAGGGCGCCAGATAAAAACGTCAAGGGCTAAGACCACAGCAGCGATGACGAGCATCACTACGTGAGTACGCACTTTCAAGAAGTCATCTTCACTCATTGGTTTCTCCTTCCATACATTTTTCACACTTGGGGTGATCGGGGTCTCGGCAGTCGGGGTGTGCGTTGTACAGTGACCTGTACCTCGCTTGTTGCATGCGCGCCCAGGCGTTGGGGCGCAGCTCGTCGTCAATGTCATCATCTACCATGGTGCCTCCTCTATGTGTTCGGCGATGCGCTGTTTGCGTTTGAGTCGGCGCAGTGCTGCGCCTGTTGCCCTTGTGAACGGGTCGTGCGTGCTCCACTCAGGAACCGGCTTCTCAGGTTCTTTAGCGTTGCTACCACGAGTGCGTTGCCTTGTCGCTTGTGGTAGTTGATCGTTCCGTCTATCAGTTTTAGGCATCGTTCCTCCTCAGTCATTGTTGTTCCTTGCTCGGATGGCGGTTGCAACTGTGACGTGCCTATCGCCAATGAAAGTAATCCCGTCTTGGCTGTCATCAACAATCTTCGCACACGCCTCACGTTCAGCCGTTGCCGCAGCGTCCCACACAAACCTGGCGTTGTGTTGTCCCAATAGTTTCTGTTCTTTATCGGTGAGTGTAGCCCACCATTGGTTGAAGTTCATTTCTCACCTCTTTGATGTTTGCACAAGGCTTCAATCCACAGCCCGCCATGTGTTGCCCAGCTTTCAGGAATGTGTTCAGGGGGTTTGTCCGCCGCCATCAAATCCTTCAGGACTTGCTCGTCCTCCTCATGCCAGTTTTCTGGGTACGCCTGCTTGAATGAATCAAGGGCGTCCCACGCCCTGCGTAGAAGTTGTCTGTCAATCATGTTTTCTCCTCATCAACAGGCCAAAGGTAATTGGCATTACGCAAGATGTCATCGGCAAGTTTTCGCGCTTGTACCTCGGGTAATTGAATTCGCGCGTGTGGAAATACGATGACCACACACGGATGTGTGTCAGGCTCCTTTGCAACGCCAACGCAAAGATATTCTTCTGCTAATTTCATGTGTTTTTCTCCTTGAGTTTGGCTTCTGCCCATGCCGCCACATATTGCGGATCGTTACTCTTTACTGCGTTGAAATCATTCCAATCAGCAGACGTCAGTCCCACCCACGGCAGTTCAATCACATCGTGACCAGCTTGCTTGTAGGCTTCGGCTCTCCATCTGGCGGCGCGGTTCTTGTGGTACTCGCAGTTTGGGCAATCAGACATTGTTCTTCTCCTTGAGTTTGGCGGGGTCGGTCGTGAAGCGTTCGTCACCTGTTGCCGTCCAGTAACCCTCCTTGTAACCTTCGTAATGTGCCGCCCAAATCCAATTCAGTTGGTCGTTGGTTTGCTGCTCGACTTCATTCTTCCGCATCTTCTCAAGATACGCGTCTTTTCGGTTGTTGGCATATGCTGCCGCTTTCATGTGTAGTTCATCGTCATACATTGTTTTTCTCCTTGAGTTTGGCTTCGGCAAGCTCCAGTATTTTGTAAATGTCGTTGCCCCATGTAATGGCGTTCTTCTCCTCATCCGTCAGTCCAATCCATGTGCGCTTAGGCTCCCATCCAAGTGACGTAGCAATCCGAATAGCCGCAGACTTGTCAATCACAGGTTCCTGCTCTGGCTTTGGAAACGCCTTTGCCCCTTCGGAACCGCAAGCAGGGCATTCAAAATACTGCCAACCAAGTTTCGCCATTTGTTCAGCATGTTCCTGCTCTGGCTGTGCCAAGGCTTCTCGGATGGCGATAATGGCTCGCAGAACTTCTTGTCTGTCTTTTGCCAGCGGTGTGGTTGCCACTTCCAACGCCTCCAGCGCCAACTTCAATGCTTCTCTTTCAGTCATTTGCTTTCTCCTTTACGCTCTGTAATACATACGCCCAAGACGTGGGCACATCGTTGTACGCGCCAGGCACGTACTTGGCAGCGGCTTTGCTGATCTCATCCCAATACACAGTTACAACGCCAGCGTTGTCGATGGTTACCATCGGAAAAGGGTTGGTGACATGTATTGTGTACAGCGCCTGCATGCCCAGGCTGAGTTCTTCCTTCATTTGCATTTCTCCTTGTGCTCATCGCACTTCTTATTGCTTGTGTGCCCAGGCGCCACTATCGGAGCTGGGCGCGGCGTTTCTTGTGGGGGTGTGTGCGGCGTTACCCTGGCAGGTGCAGGGCGTGGTGCTACGCGCACAGGTGCGGGTCGTGGGGCTACCACGATGGTGGAAAATATCAGGGCTGAAATCATTGCTTCTCTCCTTCATATTCAGGTGTCAGGACGGGGACGTGGAACTGCCTGCGCCTGGCGTTGCTCATGGCGTTGAGCGCCACGTACTGACCTGACAGCTTTTGACAGTAGTCCTCTACCGCCTCTTGGATGGTGTTTCCGTTTCCCGATACAGACACCAACGCGCCGTTGCGCATGACTTCCAGCTCACTGAAGTGGCAGTACCAGCGCGGTAGTGACAGAGAAAACGAGTGTTCGCGCTCATAAACTTTCAGCGTCAGATCATTCATGCTAGCGAACGACTCTATGCTTTGTCGGTGCAACCGACGAATTTCCATTCTCATTTGCTTTCTCCTTATGCTTCACAGTGGATCGCGTCGAACAGCGTGCACATCACAATCTCAGGGTCATATGTACGCATGTTGGCCAGTGCTTCTTCGAGCACTTGGTCGGTCAGCAAGCGGCGGTTAACGAACCGCTGCGCCAACACAGGGTCTTCAGGATAAACGCACTCGCAGATCATGTCAATGAGGTCATCATAGATGCCGCACTGGGCATCGTACAAAGCGTCGCGCAGCATGTCCTTTTCCCACTCATCATCGGACTTGTCCCACGCAAACGCAGAGCGCCAAGAAGAACTGACACCAGATCGGAAGAGCACACGTCTGAACTCCAGTCA